CTGACTGGTTCGGCACCGGGCCTCCAGCTCGAGATATTCCGGACGCCTGCGGTTGGTGTGCTCGCGATCGCGGGCGCAGCCCCAAGCGCGCATATCACAGCAACCCCGAACACTGTCGCGCTTGTCTTGGAGGGCTTTGCCCCAACGGTAAGCTCTCCCGCCGTCATCGCTCCAGGTGCCGCCACGCTCGAACTCGCTGCCAGCGCGCCGAGTATCCCCGGATCCGAATCCGCAGGAGCAGGAGGCGGCAGCGCCTACGCGCCCAGCGCGCCCAGGCCAAAAGCCAAAGCGGCGGTGGGCATGGCGATCCAGCCAAGCACGGCCAAGCTGGCTATCAGGGCTCAGCGGCCAACTCCAAGCGTGACCAACTATGAACTCGAGGCGCTAATCCTCCTCGGGATTGGAGAAAACGAATTGGAGGAGGTCCTGTTAGAGCTATGAGCACGGAACGGGATTTGTTTACCGCTGAGGAGCTTTGCATCCGGCTCGGTCTCAGTGGCAAAACCATCAAGCGCCTCCATCGGGACGAAGGCCTGCCGTTGGTCAGGTTTACAGACGGTGGGCCGTATTTCGCCTTCTGGTCCGAAGTTGAAGCATGGGCCAAGAGTCGCAAGCGCAAGGAGCCTGGCGAGCTGAATGCCGGATGAACTGATCCGCTCGGTGTTCGCCAAGAAACCCAAAGAGGTACTGTTCCCGGCAATAGAACAGAGCGAGGTCGAGCAAGATCAAGACCTTGATGCTTGGGCCGATCTGCATGAGCACCCCACGTCGCCGCTCACAATGCTTGTGGGCGACGGTCGGGCTATCCCCGGTCGATATTGCGAGCCCTGTGGCATCCTCCGGATGGCGAAGTATGAGCCGCCATTCTACGAGGTCCCGAAGCGGTTAGTTGAGACCTGGCAAACCTGGGTCGACGTCACAACGATGGTTGCCGCGGCCCTTGCTGTGGCGCTGCTGAGTCGCTGAATCCACGGGCCTGTCAAGTGGAAAAATAGGGACAACCCCCCACCTCTACCCCTCCGCTACCGTCCCAACCCCCATCTGAGGTAGAAACAGCCCCTTAGCATCAGAGCGTGACGAAGTGGCTCCTCTGTGTGGCAGCGGCATGCGTTGCCCTGACCCCCCTATCGGCGACGCATGCCGCTATTGCGGCCGAGCCGCAGAAGTGGTGCGCGGGTGCCTATGACGTGAATCGCGGCACCAATTTTGGCCCCTGCCGCCCGACCGACCGCAAGGACATTCAGGCCCCCGGTGATTCGGCGAGCGGTGCTGGTGCGGCCTCCTCCTCGTCGTCCTCGTCCTCGGACTCCGGCCATTCCGCCGACTCCCACGGCAAATGAACGAAGGCAAAGCGTATGTGATCGAGAAGCGTGACGACGAGTGGTGCCTGCTGAACGCTAACGGTGGTCGGGTGCTCGGTCGCCATGACTCCGAGGCGGGTGCGCAGGCCCAGGAGCAGGCCGTGCAGGCGGCCAAGGTTCACGCGCAGGACCTATTCGCTATTCCAAGCGTCCAGATCTTCAAGTCTGGCACGTGGAACGGCGACGAGTATAGCGAATCGGACCTCGACGCCATGGTGGCGGCGGCGACGAGCGTCGGGTTCGGCATCCCGATCAAGGCCGGGCACAAGGACGACGCCGGCCAACCGGCGCTCGGCTGGGTGCAAAACCTCAAGCGCGTCGGTAATGCGCTCTATGCGGATCTCGTCGACCTGCCTAAGCGGGTCTATGACGCCATCCGCGAGCATGCCTTCGACGCGGTATCCGCCGAGATCTTCTGGAATTTCTCGCGCAACGGGAAGAAATATCCGCGGGTCTTGAAGGCCCTCGCGCTCCTGGGCGCCGAGATTCCGGCAGTCGACCTTGAGCCCCTGCGCGCCTTTCTCTCGCTGAATGGTGTCTTGCCGCCGCATGGCGAGGCGCATGCCTACGGCATCGATCTGAAGGTCGAGCCTGCAACGGAGACCAAAATGAGCACGACTCCCGAGACCAAGGAACACGCGATCGAGACTGAGACGCCGCCGGCCAAGACCGAGACGCCGACTCGTCCGGGCGAGGTCGTTGTCACGCTCGCGCAGCTCGAGGACCTCCAGCGCAAGGCCTCGCGCGCCGATCGGCTCGAGGACACGGCGAAAGAGCTCGAGCGGAACGCGGCGGAGTACGCGGAGATCAAGGCCAAGATGCGCGAAGAGCGGCTGCGCCACCGGATTGCCGGTGTCAAGCTTCCCGCCTTCCGCGGGTACGTCCGCGCGCTCTACGAGGTCGCCTTCGACGCGGCGGAAGTGAAGACCTACTCGCTCGGCGATGACAAGGTCAAGCTTGGCGCCGAGGCGATTGTCGATGCGCTGGTGTCGGAGCTGAATCGGCAGGCCGAGAACCTCTTCAAGACCTTCTCGACCCACGTGCCGGCGCAGCGACCGGACCCGGACGAGCCCGAAGAGATTCAGGCCAAGATCCACTACCGCATCCAGCAATTCTGCCGCGCCAACAAGCTGGACCCCCGAGCGAACTACAAGCAGGCGCTCGAAGCTGTGCTGAACGCTGACGAGCAGCTCAAGCGCGAATATACCGCGGCCTAAGTAGGAGGAGACAAATGGCAGAGTTCGGTTCCCCAGATCTTCAGACCCTGACGCTGGAGGCCGCGGCGGATCTCAGCGCGCACCAGTACACGGCCATGCGAGTGGCGGGCGCGAACAAGTGCAACGTGGCCAGCCAGGCCGTCGATAGCACCTTCATCGGCATCCTGCAAAACAAGCCCAAGTCGGGCGAGTTCGCCACGATCGCCGTCTTCGGCAAATCGAAAATGCTGGCGGGCGGCACGATCACGGCCGGCGCCCCGATGACCATCAACAGCAGCGGGCGCGCGATCGCGGTCACGTCCGGAAACCTTGAAATCGTCTTCGGCCAAGCCCTCGACGCTGCGGCGACTGGCGACACCTTTACGGTGCTCCTCAAGCCGACCGTTCGTTGGGTCGGACAGGCATAAAGGAGAACTGAGTCATGCCAGGCGCGACAGCCTCCGGACGGGACGCACATTTCGATGCACCGCTGACGAATCTGACCATCGCGGCCTTCGCGAAGACGGCCGAGCTGCAGGGCTTCATCGCTCAGTCGATTTTCCCCGACGTGCCGGTGCCGAAGCAGTCGAACCGGTATTACATCGTCGATCCGGATTCGTGGCTGCGTATCAGTGACACGCGGCGCGCCCCGAAGACCCGGCCGAACCGCATCGAGTTCCGGGTCTCGTCCGATGCCTACTTCGCGGACAACTACGCGCTGGCGGGCGATATCGCGAAGGAAGACCTGGCGAATGCCGATATGGCGCTGCAGCTTCGCGAAAACACCGCGGCGGTTGCCCTGCAAGGGCTCCTGCAGGACCTCGAGGTGCGGGTCGCCAACATCGTGACCTCGGCCACCAACGTGGGCTCGGGCGTCACCGTGTCCTCGAAGTGGTCGGACCTGACGAACTCGAATCCCCTGGTCGACGTGACCACGGCGATCGCGTTCATCCGGTCGCAGACCGGCATCATGCCGAATACGCTCGTTGTCGACGAGGACACCTTCCAGGTGCTGCGTCGCCATTCGAAGATTCTCGAGCTCTACAAGTACACGTCGGGCGGCTTGCTCGACGATTCCCAGATTGCGCAGGCGATGGGCGTGCAGCGCATCCTGCACGGGCGCGCCATCAAGAACAACGCGGTTGAAGGCCAGAATGCCTCGATCACGAACGTCTGGGGCAACAACGCGCTGCTCTGCTACGTGGCCCCCGGCGTGGGCCTCGAGACCGCGACGCTCGGTCTTCAGATCCGCTGGACGCCGGAGGGTATTCCGGCTCCGTTCCAGGTCTTCCGGTACGACGACCCGGATCCGGGCAAGAAGGTCGAGACCGTTGAGGTGTCGTACTACCAGGACGAGAAGATCGTGGCCAAGAACCTTGGCTACCTGATGGTGGCGCCTAGGTAATGGCTGACCGCATCTTTCTGCGCGATGTGAGCGGCTACAAGGCGGGTGAGATTTATCCGGTGACGGACCACATCCGCATCGCGCACGAACAGAATCACGGCGTCGACCTCGATGAGCATTCGCTGTTGGTCGAGGAGGCCGCTCGACGCTATGTCATTTCGCTGCAAAAGGATCTGACCCGCACAGCGCGGACGCGGTCCAGTGAACGTGACTCCTGAATGGATCAGCGAACTGATGCGGGCCGCCCGGCGAATCATTCCGCGGGACTTTGTAGGGAAGGTGGAGATCAACGCCTTTAAAGGCGGCCTTTCCAACGTAAACGTTCAGCAGTCGTTCAAAGAGGACACGGCCAAATGAGCCAGCCCCAGAGAAGCATTCCTATGAAGCGCTGGGATCTCAACGTTGCGATGTTGGTTCCTGGTCTGCCCTTCGACGGCGAGACGCTCGAGCGCCAAGGCCTCGGCGGATCTGAGACGGCGGGTCTCTACATGGCGCGCGAGCTCGCGCGCCTCGGCCATCACGTGCAGATGTTCTCGGCCGGTGACCGCCGCGGCACTTATGACGGCGTCGCCTATCGTCGACTCGAGGAGTTCAGCGAGTACGCCACGAACGCGCCGCATGACGTGACGATTGTGCAGCGCGCCCCGGAAGTCTTCCGGGCGCGCATGAACAGCAAGCTGAACGTCCTGTGGTGCCACGACCTCGCGGTGGGTCGCCGTGGCGATGTCTTCCGGGCGGCGCTCTGGAATATCGACAAGGTCGCCGTGCTCTCCCAGTTCATGGCCGATCAGTACCGCGAAGTCTACCGGTTCCCGGAAGAGATGATCTGGCAGACGCGGAACGGCATTGACCTGTCGCTCTTTGCGGGTGTCTGCGAGCCCTCCGAGCATCGCGATCGGCGCCTGTTGGTGTACGGGGCGCGCCCTGAGCGCGGCCTCGATGCGCTCCTCGACTACGTGTTCCCGGCACTCCTGAGCAAAGATCCGGACCTTCGCCTGGCCATCTGCACGTATGGCAATGAGGTCGCGCATCTGCAGGGCTTCTATGGGGCGTTGCGTGAGCGGATGGGGCAATTCGGCGACCGCGTGATGAAGATG